TTCTGTTATTGAAGTATTCTTTTATTCAGTGAGTGATACCTGAAACGTTGCCAAATCGTTGCCAACACCTAAACAAATTTGCTTGCAACCCGCATAAACACTAGCTTCTTAAATCCCATTTCATCACTCGAACTCGATTTCCTATTAGCATTTTAATGTACGATCAATGCTAAAAAATCTTTGAAAAACGTGTCCTTTTTGAATGTGTCCGCACTTTCCATACATTCCACATAGTTATAAATCTCACGACAATCTCACAGCCTTATCTCCACAACATCCTCAATACCGCACTGCAGAGCCTGGCAGATACTCTCTATAATTTTCAGATTAACAGGTTCGTTCTTGCCCAGTTTTGCCAAAGTAGCGTTGCTGATTCCGATTCTGTCCCGAAGTTCTGTTTTATTCATGTGATTGTCAATAAGTGTTTTCCATAGTCTATCATAGCAAATCATTCTTGTCCACCTCTCATTCTATCTGTTAAACTTTCTAATCTTTCTTCCATCCAGTCCATTACAGTTATAAGTATTTTGTAGAGCCTTGTACTCCCAATGGCTTTCCAAAGCTCTTTTAATGCCTTTTTGAATTCTTCTGATCTTTCCATGTCACTCCTCCTTTTCTCCTATTATATAGTCATAGTTCTGTTTTGTCAACCTTTTATTCTAGTTTTCCAGAAATATTTTTCATTTTTTTAGAAAAAAGCATTGACACTCGCTGTGCATATGGTAATATATTCATAGAAACAGAATAAAAATTCAAAATAACAGAAATGCATTTTAGGAGGACAAACATATGTTAAAAAATCAGTTATTCGGAGTAGAAGTAGAAATGACAGGCATTACAAGAGAAAAGGCAGCTATCATTGTTGCAGAAGTTCTTGGAACCACAGCATCCAGACCAGACAGCACTTGCTATGAGACTCGCATTATTGCAGACCAGGCAACACGAAAATGGAAAATTATGAGAGATTCTTCAATTACTGCAATCAGGAATGACGGCAGCAATGTTTCAATAGATGAATACAAAGTAGAATTTGTTACACCGCCGCTTAAATATGAGGATATCGAGTTGTTGCAGAGTATTATCAGAAAGTTACGTGAGAACGGTGCAAAATCCCATAACAGCTGTGGCATACACATTCATGTAGACGGTGCAAACCACAATGCAAATTCTCTTCGCAGATTGGTAAACTTTATGACTTCCCGGCAAGATCTGATTTATGACGCACTTGAAATTGGAAATCGCGCTAACCGTTGGTGTCACAAATTAAATTCCGCTCTCCTTGTTGAAATGAAAAAAGACAAAAATCTCTCAAAAGAAAAGGCAGAACAGATTTGGTATAGCAGTGCAAACGACGGATATACCGGCGGCATCAGCCACGAACACTATAATCACACTCGGTATCATGGAGTAAATCTTCACAGCTATTTTTCCAAGGGTACTGTAGAATTCAGACTTTTCAACAGCACTTTACACGCCGGGAAAATCAAAGCATACATTCAGTTTTGCTTGGCATTATCTGCATGGGCCATCACTTCACAGGATAAAATCGTATTCCGTTCAATGAATGGATATACCGCAGAGCAAAAAGTTACCATTATGAGAAACATCCTTACCAACCGCCTGTGTCTTTACGGAGACGAATTCAAAACTTGCCGCCTGCACCTTATGACACCATTAAAGAAAGCCGCAGGAATGACTTGCAGAGTTGCTTAATAAATCACATGCTGACCTATCGGCACAACGGGGAGAAAGGATAATATTATGCAAGGTTCCAAAAGAAACACAAAGCGCAGCTGGCTTCGTGGAAGAGGCCCCGGATCGCAACGGGCAGAGTGCAAGTATTCAATTAAGCAATACAAGAAATATCTGAACAGAAAGGCCCGCCATAACAAAGGTCTGCCGAGCGGATGCGCCTACAAAAAGCTGGCGAAAGAAAAAGTATGGGAATATGTTTCATAGAAAGGAGATATCATGGGAAAATTATACATAGCATATGGAAGTAATCTTAACTTGGCACAGATGGCCGCTAGATGTCCCTCTGCCAGCGTTTATGCGAAAGGAGTATTAAATAACTGGAAGTTAGTTTTCAGAGGCACCAAGACGAACTCACACGCAACAATCGAAAGAAAAACGGGCTCAACTGTTCCTGTTCTAGTGTGGGAAATTCAGCCAAAAGATGAATATATGCTTGACATATATGAGGGATATCCACGCTACTATTTCAAGAAAAATATCATGGTAGATATCGAAGGAAGAAAAAAGAAAGCAATGGTATATATCATGGATAAGCGGCAGCTCCCTGGAAAACCATCTGTCAGCTATATAGAAACAATTCGACAAGGATATGCCGATAATGATATGGACATATCAATTTTTGAGAAATCATTGGAAGTAAATTCCATTGAATGTGCATAAGATTTGTGATATAAAAAAAGACGTTCGATCCTTGAACGTCTTTTTCTGTGACAGGCAGTGTTGCAGCACTATCTGTCTGACGAAACCAAGGAGCCTGTTCTGGTGTGGGTAACCTTAGCATAATCATTTGGTACTCGCACAATCAGTTCATCGAGTTCACAGTGCAACGCTTCGCATATAATATCCAAATGCTCTAGGTTTATCCTGTCTGTGTACTCATGGTACAATTCACTGATAGTATTTGGTCTGATACCGGTTGCCCTAGCCAGATCAGCCTGGCTCCATTTGAGTTCGCCGAGCTTTGTTGATAGTAAAATTCTTATCATACATCGTCGCTCCTTCCGCTATAAAATATAATTTTTTGGCACACTTTTGTGGCACATGTTATTTTATAGCGGATTGTGTTATATCCTATCATATTCAGATAAATGGAACGACCGATGTAATTCTCTACTTTGCCATAATCACCATCAAGGGTGAGCAGTTTTCGTTATGCCTCCTACTTAGATACATTTTCCGCATCTACCCATCCATAAACAGTGCAGCCTTTTCCAGTATGTTTCAGATGATACGGATGCGACTTTCCTTTGCTGATTGCTGTTACCTCTGCAGTTCCTCCCTTGCAGGCAGAAGCTTTCGCTCCTGCATAACTGCTGGTGTAATGCACTTTACCAGAGTATTCAACTTTATCTCCAACTTTAATCTCAGAACTTCCGGAATTTTTCGCTCCCTGAATGTCAGATGCATCTACCCATCCATACACATTGGAACCGCCTCCAGAAACCGCTACCAGGTGGTACGGATGCGCTTTACCTTTGCTAATTGCAGTTACTTTTGCTTTACCACTACGGCATTGGGAAGCTTTCGCTCCTGCATAAGATGTTACATAATTCTTACTTCCAGTGAAATTTACAATGTCACCAATTTTCAGATCTCCAGTATCATTCATTTCATTTTTGGCATCTGCTTTAGAAAAATATTTCGGAACGCCGTATCCACGAATAAACCTGCCGTTTACCTGTATATTCCTTCTGCCAACAGCATCATCTTTATTGCCTTCAATGACAGTAATCGTAGTTCCGGCAACCTTCTCTACAATGCCAACGTGATCCGGCCAGCCTGTGTTATCTCCTGCTCCAGAATCCTGCCAGTCATAGAAAATAATATCTCCTGGTTCCGGCTTATATGCATCGCTCTCCTGCCATGCACCAATCTTCTGCAACGTTTCGATCATCTGTCCGCATCCGCATTCTGTCGGAATGATATCAGTCAGTTCCGCAACGATTGCCGCAGCGGATACAGTAGTTGCACACCACGCATCCGTATATTTCACTGTATAATTCCTTGCCAGTGGCTTATGACCGTTATAGATATCAATGATCTTTTTGTGACTGCCATCGCTTTCTTTGCTGCCAATCCACCCCTGCATGATTCCAACAATTTTCTGTCTTAATTGTACCTCTGTCATATCCTATTCCTCCCACTATTCTTTCTTTGTGTCCTCTACTTCCGGCAACCCTGCCAGCGACGTTAAAATGGACGCCACTGCCGCAAGCGCCGCTGTTCCCGCCACAACTTCCCAATTGACAGCTGTGATTGTCGCTGCTGCCGGCAGCATTGCCACAGCCGACTGCGCAAATGTTTTCACCGCCCTGATTTCTGCCGCCCTTAACCATTCTTTTGTTTTGTTGCTCATAATGATTCCTCCTGTTCTCTTTT